TACAGTAGATGCTAAACTAGAAAAAATTGACAAGAAAAAAATTACAAGAGGTGATATAGTAAGTGTCAATACAAATGAGGGTATTGCATTGGGTATTTATACAGGTGCTAAAATAGCAGTTGTTAGTTTAGATGGTTTAATTTTTTTATCGTTAGATGAAGCGATAGATTGTTGGAGAATATAGTATGCCACCAGTAGTCGTAGGAGCAGCAGTAGGAGCAGCAGCATCAACTGCTATTGGTTATTATGTTACAGGAACAGTAATTGCATCAACAATAGTTTCATCATTCGCAACTAGTTTTGCTATATCATTAGCAGGAAGTGTTGCATTAAGTGCATTATCTGGGAAGCCTAGTGGAAGTTTTGGCGCACAATCATCTGCATCTTTAAATAGAGATCAAATGATAAAGCAAGCGATAACTAATCGCAGAGTTATTTATGGAACTGCAAAAGTTTCCGGTCCACTTGTTTTTATGGAAACAACTGATAATAATAAATATTTACATATGGTTATAGCTTTAGCTTCCCATCAAATTACAAATGTAAGCAAATTTTATATAGATGATGTTGAAGTTGAAACTGATATTTATGGTTTTGTGGGTGGAGATTTTAAAAATAAAGCTAGAATTTTTTGGGCAAATGGTAGTGATGACCAAGTAGCAAATGGTAATTTAGTTTCAGAAAGTGGTGGTTTGTGGACTAATGACCATAGATTGCAAGGAATTGCATATTTATATGTTAGATTAGAATTTGACCAAGATGTTTTCCCAAATGGCATTCCAAATATATCTGCATTGGTTCACGGAAAAAGAGTTTATGATCCGAGAGATGCCACAACAGAATTATCAACTAATCCTGCATTATGCATAAGGGATTATTTATTAGATACTGATTATGGTTTGGGAGTAAGTTCATCAGAAATAAATGAAACAAGTTTTACAAATGCAGCTAATGTTTGTGATGAATTAGTTACTTTATCAAGTGACGAAAGGGTAATTAGAGCAAATCCAGATCAATATGATACATATTTTAATGTGCTTACAAGGGATGGTTTTACTGCTGATGCTTATAATTATACAGCCGTTGCTGCTCAAGGTATGTCAACTGTTAACATAACATCTGGATTATTTGAACATAGATATATAATGAATGGTATAATAGACACCAATGAAACTCCAAAGTCTATTCTAGAAAATATGTTATCTTCTTTGGGTGGAACTTTTACTTATACTGCAGGGGAGTTTTCATTAAAAGCAGCATCGTATATAACACCATCAGACACATTAAATCAAGATGATCTAAGAGCAGGTGTTAGTGTAAAATCCAAAGAAAGCCGTAGAGATCAATTTAATGCAGTTAAGGGTGTATTTATTTATCAAGCAGAGGGTGTAAAGCCAACAGATTATCCATCTATTACATCATCAACATTTGTATCAGAAGATAATAATGAAACTGTTTTTGCTAATATTGATTTTGCTTATACAGTAACACCATCAATGGCACAAAGATTAGCTAAAATTGCATTATATGCTAATAGAGAACAATTATCTTTGGTTTTCCCTTGCAAACTAAATGCATTTAAATATCAAGTTGGTGATACTGTAATGGTTGATTTAGATCGTTATGGATTTTCTTCAAAGGTGTTTGAAGTTGCAAAATGGTCTTTAGCATTAGATCAAGATGATAATGGTCAACCTGTTATGGGTGTTGATTTATTATTAAAGGAAACAAGTTCTGCTGTTTATGATTGGAATGCAGAAGAAACAACATTTAGCCTAAATAACACAACATTATTTGATGCTAAAACAGTTGCTGCACCGGGATTAACTGTTACAGATGAATTAAGAATTGTTAATGAGGAAGCTGTTTCTGTATTATTAGCAGAAGTGACTTCAAGTAATAATGCTGTTTCACAATTTGAGGTGCAAGCCAAAAAAGCTACTGATACTAATTATGTGAGTATGGGTAAAGGTGGAACAGGTCGTTATGAATTATTAGCAGTTGAAGATGGTGTTGTTTATGATGTTAGAGCAAGAGCATTAAATGCTTTAAATGTTAGATCCCCTTTTACAAGTGATGCACATCAAGTTGTAGGTAAAACAGAACCTCCTGCTGATGTTACAAATTTTCAAATTAACATTGTCAATACTGAAGCACATTTAAGTTGGACACCAGTTCCAGATTTAGATTTGTCACATTATATTATTAGACATTCACCATTAACTAGTGGTGCAATATTTGATAATGCAAATACTCTAATAGATAAAGTTTCAAGACCTGCAAATACTGCTGTAGTTCCTGCATTAACTGGAACTTATTTTATTAGATCAGTTGATAAGATTAATTTATTATCTGCTAATGCTACTAGTAATGTGGCATTAATAGAAAATATTAAAAATTTAAATTTTGTTGCTGAGTCAGTTCAAAATCCTAGCTTTAGTGGTACTAAAACAACTTTATTTGATCTTGGTGGTGCTTTAATTTTAGATACATCAATTAATTTTGACGATGCTACTGGTTTATTTGATGAAAGTTTTGGTTTTTTTGATGGTGGTGGTGGTTCAGTTGCATCAGAGGGAACATATGATTTTGACACATATATAGATGTAGGTGGAGTTTTTACAAATAGAATTACAGCAAGGATTTTATCAGAGAGATTAGAATATGTTGATCTATTTGATGATGCTAGTGGCTTATTTGATGATCGTGACGGATTTTTTGATGGTGGTGGAACATTTGGAAATGTGAATGTTGAATTGCAAATAGCTAGAACGAATGATGATCCTGCAAGTCCATCAGCTAGTTATACACCATTTCAAAAGTTTATGGTGGGTGATTATGTTGGTCGTGGGTTTAAATTCAGAGCAGTTTTACAAAGTAATGACACAGCAGCAACACCAAAGTTAACAGAATTAAAAGTGACTGTGGATATGCCAGAAAGAGTTTATTCAGAAAAAGATATATCAAGTGGAACTGATACAAATGGTAAGGTTATAACTTTCAGTCCTGCATTTAAGGAAATATCTGGTGTAGGCATAAGTGCAAGTAACTTAACAAGTGGTGATTATTATGTTATAACAAATAAAAGTGCTACAGGTTTCACAATAGAGTTCTTTAATAGTTCAAATGCGACAGTTGATAGAACTTTTGATTATGTCGTAAGAGGTTATGGAGAATTAGCAGCATGAGGATAGAATATGTCACAAAATGATTTTACAATCGCCAATCAAGGTTTCCCGGCATTTAGAGCAGATCTAAATTCAGCATTACAAGCACTAGCATCTAATAGCTCTGGCGCAACTGCTCCATCAACAACATTCTCTAATATGTGGTGGTACGATAGTGCTAATAATATCATGTATATTAGAAACGAAGACAATGATGCGTGGATAAAGTTTGCAGAATTAGACCAAGCTAATGATAAATTCGTTTTAAGTGGCACATTACAATTAGATGATGGAAGTGCTTCAGCACCTGCTTTAACATTTAACTCTGATACGAATATGGGTATCTATAGAGGTGGCACAGATATATTAAAGTTTGTAACAGCAGGAACAGATGCTGTAACGATAGATGCTAGTCAAGATGTTACACTTGCAGGAAGTCTAAACTTTGCAGATAGTGAGAAAGCCATATTTGGTGCAGGGTCTGACTTACAGATTTATCATGATGGTTTAAATAGTTACATAAAAGACAATGGCACAGGTTCTCTAGTACTAGAAGGTCAAGACTTATACCTTAATAGTACAGTAGGTACATATCTACGTGGTGTTGAGGGTGGTGCTGTAACAATATTCCATAATGACTCTACCAAATTGACCACCACCTCAACAGGCATTGACGTAACAGGTACAGCTACTATGGATGGGTTGACTGTTGATGGTTCTGTTAGCGTTAATACCTCAGGCGCTGGAGTAATAACCGCAGGTTCAGATACATCGTATTTCGGTGTATTCCCATCAGGAACGTACCCTGCACAGTTTTACCTTAGTGGCGCAAACAGGACTGGTCTTGAATCTGTAGCTGTTCTTGGTTCAAAGTCTTTCCAAGTCAAAAACCACATATTAAACAAAAACATTGCCACTTTCGATGGTACAACAGGAGATATCAGCTTCTACGAAGACACAGGCACAACACCAAAGTTCTTTTGGGATGCTAGTACTGAGCGATTGGGGATTGGTACTAGTAGTCCTACATACAAAATTGAGTCGTCTGGTTCAAGCAATATGTTAAAGTTGGTTAACGGTACAACCTATGACTTGCGTTTTGTAGAGCAAAATAGTCTGTCTAACATTTACAGTTACGGGTCGCTTGATTTATCCATTAACACACGATATTCAAACAATATACG